CGCTTGGTGCCGGGTTCAAGCGCACTGACCAAGTGTTTGTCAACGTCCCAGACCTCAACCCGCTCATCGTTGAAAACAACGATCAGATGCTCTTCAAGAACTCTTAGTCATGGCTATCGAACGCTTGTCCCTGCTCGACACAATCACTGCGAGCACCTACTTCGCAGTCAACGTCAACAACCAAGACTACCGTACTGCTGCTGACACTGTCGCCCAGTACATCCAGTCTCAGGGCGCTGCCGGGGACGGCAAGATCATCCAGTACGCTGGTCCTACTGCTACGGGGTTCACTGTCACGATCACTGACAGCAGTGCGAGCACTTGGTTGGTCCTGACGCCCAACGCCACCTTGGCTGCCGGCACGATCATCCTGCCGAATGTCGCCAACTGCGTGGAGCAACAAGAGATCCTTGTGAGTTCGTCTCAGACTGTAACTGCTCTGACGATCAACCTGAATGGTGCTCTTGGCGTTGGAACTCCTACGACCATCTCCTCTGGCGGCTTCTTCAGGCTGCGCTTTGAACCAATTCTCAAGACCTGGTATCGTGTTGGCTAACTGTTGAATTTATGGGACTCGCTTTTCAACCCGCTTACAATCTTGGCGTCACTGTCACGCCGAATGTCACCTCTCAATCTGTCACTCTGGGATTCACTTCCGAGTCTGTGGTGTTCACCAACCTCGGCTCCACTGTGGTCTATGTCCGCGTGGGCAACTCTGTTACTGGTACGCCGGCAACGACTGCTGGGTATCCAGTGCTCGTTGGCTCACAGGTGAGCATTGGCAAGGATCAGGACGATGACACTGTCTCGTTCATCTCCCCCGGGGGAGCTGGTTCACTGCACATCATCCAAGGAATTGGCCTGTGATTCGGTTCCTGTCCAGACGCCGGTCAAAGACGCCCGCTACTGCTGGAGGGGTAACGCCTCCTCCAGTGACGTTCACTTACCTGCGTCCCGGTGGAGTGGATAGCTACAATCGTCCTGACGGCACCTCAATTTACATCAGACCCTAGTTATGCCTGACCTTACAGTTTCAGCCGATATTGACTCCTTCATGCAGTCAGCCAACAAGGCGGCTGCTGTTTCTTTCCTTGGTGCCCTGACAACCGCTCAGATTGCAGGTCTGTCCACGACTGCCCCTGCTGCGCTTGCTACGGCTCCGGTTGTTGGCCTGAGCACGTTTGCTGCTCGTGGCGATCACCAGCATATCTTCCCAACTGCTGCTGAAGTGGGGGCACTGGGTGCTACCGCTGCTGCTGGAGGGGATCTGGCCGGCAACTACCCAAATCCAACCTTGGCAGCGATTACGACTGCTCAAGCCGGAGTGGGAAGTTCGACGCAGATTCCGGTGTTGAGTATTGATGCCAAAGGCCGCGTGACTGCGCTTACGAGTGTTACTGCTGCGGGTGGCACGGTTACGCCTACGGACGTACAGACGTTCACTTCGAGTGGAACATGGACGAAGCCAGCTAATGCAGTGTCTGTAAGTATAATGATGTTTGGTGGAGGAGGGGGTGGTGGCAGCGGCGGAAGAAACGCATCGCAAGCTGCTGCTCGCGTTGGCGGCGGCGGCGGCGCTGGCGGCGGTTATTTTCATGCGGTCGTCCCGGCTTCTGCCTTTTCGGCTACTGAAGCCGTGATTGTTGGTGCAGGCAACGCAGGTGGTGCTGCACGCACCACTGATGCTGCGGGCAACAATGGCACTTCTGGAGGAACGTCTCAGTTTGGCAGCTTTCGCGCCATTGGAGGTGGTGGCGGCGCAGGCACTGGCGCGGCTGGAACTTCCGTACAGCAGGCGAACAACGGTGGGCCCGGTCAGTCCAATGGCAGCGCCGGAACTGCTGGTGTTCCCTCATCAATCAGCGTTGTATTCCAACCGGGTGGACCTGGTGGCGGTGGCGGTGGCGGTCTTGCTGCTGGTGGCGCAGTGGCTGTTGCAGGTGGTGCTGGAGGTCGCAGTTCGTCGCTAGACCTTGTTGGAGGAACTGCTGGTCTGGCGAACTCAGCAGGCGGGAATGGCATCGCCGCGCCGGCAGGGTACACTGCTCCAGGCTCAGGTGGTGGTGGTGGTGGCTCATCCGCTGCTGGTAATGGGGGTAATGGGGGTAATGGTGGCTTTCCTGCGGGTGGTGGTGGTGGTGGTGGCGCAACCGAAACCGGCACACAATCCGGTGCAGGCGGTGCAGGCGGTGCAGGGCTTGTGGTGATTACAACATATTTCTAAGCATGAACTACGCTATTGTTGATGATGCCACTAAGGTGGTCCAAAACGTCATTGTCTGGGATGGAGTGACACCTTTTACTCCTCCCGCTGGAACCACTCTTGTGAATGTTGATGGCATTTCTTGTGATCTAGGCTGGATCGAGCAACCTGACGGCAGCTTCCTTCCTCCTCCTGAAGAGCAAAATGGCTAAAAAGCAGGTCAACCTTTCAGTGTCCAAGGGCGAGAAGCTGCCTGTCTCCAAGGGGGCAGGGCTGACTGCTAAAGGACGGGCCAAGTACAACGCTGCTACTGGCAGCAACCTCAAGCCACCGGCACCTAATCCCAAGACAGAGAAGGACGCAGCCCGTAGGAGGTCTTTCTGTGCTCGTATGAGCGGAATGCCCGGTCCTATGAAGGACGAAAAGGGACGGCCTACACGTAAAGCAGCATCACTCAAACGCTGGAACTGCAAATGAAGCCCGGACTATACGCTAACATCAACCGAAAGAGGGAACGCATCGAAGCTGGCTCGAAGGAGAAGATGCGCAAGCCTGGTACTAAAGGCGCACCTACAGCAGCAGCATTTAAGGCAGCAGCGAAGACCGCCAAGAAGAAGTAATGCAAGTCCCAATCCTCAACGGCATCTACACAGACACTGCTGGGGATTTCCGCGTGGAATACCCACGCAACATGGTGCCTGTCATTCTCAAGTCAGGCATCTCTGATGGTTACTTTCGCCCTGCTGACGGAATCGTAAGCCTAGGCACTGGCCCCGGGATCGACCGTGGTGGCATTGAGTGGCAGGGAATCCTGTACCGTGTGATGGGCACAAAGCTGGTGTCTATCTCCAGCCTGAATGTTGTGACCGTCATAGGTGACGTAGGTGGCACAGGTCAGGTCACGTTTGACTACTCCTTTGACTACCTCGCTGTCGCCTCAAACGGGAACCTGTTCCTGTATCGGCCAAGCACAGGGCTACAACAGGTCACTGACCCTGATCTGGGCACTGTTCTCGATGTGGTCTGGGTGGACGGGTACTTTATGACCACCGACGGGGAGTTCTTGGTGGTGACAGAACTCAATAATCCGTTTGCCGTCAACCCGCTCAAGTACGGGTCTGCTGAAGCTGATCCTGACCCGATTGTGGCCCTGCTGAAGGTCCGCAACGAGGTCTACGCACTGAACCGGCATACCATTGAAGTCTTCGACAACGTGGGAGGCTCGCTGTTCCCGTTCCAACGGGTAGAAGGTGCCCAGGTACAACGTGGAGCCATCGGCACTCATGCCTGTTGCAACTTCATGGAGTCCATTGCGTTCATCGGTGGAGGACGTAACGAGGCTCCTGCTGTCTGGCTCATCTCTGGCAGCAACGCTCAAAAGATCTCCACTCGGGAGATTGACTTGATCCTCGAAGAGTTCACTGAGACGCAACTCTCCAACGTGCTCGTCGAGTCCCGGGTAGACAAGGGCTACAGGCACCTTTACATCCACCTTCCCAACCGGACTCTCGTGTTTGACGCAGAGGCCACTACAAAGGCCGGCATGCCTGTTTGGTTCACGTTGACGAGCAGTCTTGTTGGTAACTCTCTGTACAGGGCAAGGAATCTCGTCTGGGTTTACAACAAGTGGGTCGTTGGTGACCCTTCCAGCGTCTCCTTCGGCTACCTGTCTGACTCGCTCTCGTCTCACTGGGGAGTCCTTAACGGCTGGGAGTTTGCGACGATCATCCTGTACAACGAAAGCCGGGGCCTGATCTTTCACGAGATGGAACTGATTGCACTCACCGGTAATGCCATCTTTGGCACTGACCCAAGCATATTCACTTCGTACACTGAGGACGGGTTGACTTACAGCCAGGAGCGAGTGTGCAAGGCCGGCGTGACTGGTGTGCGTGGCAAGAGGCTCTCGTGGCTTCAGCAGGGACGCATGAGGCAGTGGAGAGCACAGAAGTTCAGGGGAACCAGTGATGCACAGCTTTCTGTGGCGAGGCTTGAGGCAAGGATTGAACCGCTTGCGGTATGATCGAGGGACCGTACAAGATCACTCGTAATGAGCTGGCCCAGTTCCTGCCCTCTCAACGGGCGATCCGGGCTTTTGAGCAGTTGTTTGAACTGATTCCCTCAAGCCTGAACGACAGCACTGAGATCGTTCAGGAAGTCTCAATCAACGCACAGAATGCCGATTCTAAGGCTGTTCAGGCACTGTCCGCTATATCGAGGCTTGCTGACGCTGTAGAGCTTCTGGCACTGGCTCCAAACAGTATCCCTGCATTCCCTGAGACTGACATTGCGCCTCCTGTCGTTGTGGTGAATCAGCAGCCTGACATTCTGCCTCCTGTTATCAACGAAGTGCGCAGAAAACGCTACGGAGTGTTTCACAGCACCCAGCTCCAGACTGCCACTGTCATCAACACGGCGTATCCCATGACGCTGAATGCGACAGACATCTCTTATGGTGTCTACATCGGCACTCCCAACAGCCGGGTCTACATTGATACTGAGGGCTTCTATAACTTTCAGTTTTCAGCCCAGCTCGACAAACTGTCTGGCGGTGTGGGGGCTGTCTTTATTTGGGCTAGAATCAACGGCGTTGACATTCCAGACAGTGCGACTAAGATCCGCATCCAAGGCAACGACGCAGAGACAGTTGCCGCGTGGAACTTTGTGCTGCCAGTAAACGCTGGAGACTACTTCGAGCTTGTCTGGAGCACAGATGACCTGAATTGCCAGATATTTGCCTCGGCAGCAAGTCCTCCGGTCCCGGCGATTCCTTCGCTGATCCTCACTGTTACCGACAACATCTCTTAATTATGGCAGTCACCGTCAAAAACATCATTCCACCGAAACAGGCTGAGAACACTCAGACTGCCCAGTACACGGCTACGAACTG